TGCAAAAACTATGAGCCGGTTGAAGTCCGTACGAGTTGTGGGGGGTGTGAATACGAGAGCGGGGGTAGGGGTGTTTGTCTTGGCTGTGATGCTTGTGACCACTGGACTCCCAAGCGACCGGAACCCACGTTTTTGAAACATTATAGTTGTGCTGGGTGCGGTGAATTTATGAATTCGTGTCCCGGTCATAATGGTGTGGGGATAAGAAGTTGTTGGGTTTCCGAGAAACCGGAGCCAGCCGCGCCGGACGACATCAGCAAGGGCGTGTGGTTCCAAAATCAAGAAAAATACGGAATATCATGGGAATCTTCCCCATGCCACAAAACAGTTGCCGTCATGGTGGGCGGCGAGAAGTTCGTGCGGGAGGAAAACACGGAGGATCAGCAATCAAAGGCGTGGTTTCGAGTGTGGCGCACCTGTCTAAATCTAGGGATGAAAACGGATGCCACGAATCTATCGGGGGAGGATTATGTTCTGAACTTTATCCATGAACTTCACCATAAGAACGCAGACCTTGTCCGGCTGCTGGTGAAACATTTGCGGTCGCCGGGTGATCTTAACGAGTGGTTGGCAATCGAGGACGAGGCTCTGCGGCTTTGCCCCGTCAGGCCGAAGGAGGATTGAATGAAAGTATTGATTGCTGGTATGCTATTTACGATTGGCTTAATGTCAGCGGATGAAGCTACTCGCAAAACCAAAGATACTTGGAAAAACGCCTTTCTATTTGGCATAGCTATTGTTTTATGGCCGATATCTTTAGGGGCTGCGCTGAGTGGGTATCTAAAAGAGAAGGACTCCACATGAAATACCACATCGCCAGAGACAAGGACGGCACGGTGAGCGTGTGGGATGGGAAGAAGGACAAGCCTGTTATGAGTGGGGTTGCGTGGTGTTATCGAGATGATATTTTTTCTTGCGAAAAACTTGTTGATGCTTGGTCTGATGCTTCTGTCCAAGACCTCATCGGCCCGACCATGCACGGTGTACGGCGGGGATGTTGCAAGACGGTGGAGATTAAAAAATAAGGAGGATAATCATGGGCGAAAGTAATTGTTATCTGATTACGATTTTGTGTGATGGCACTCTTTTGCAGTGCGCGTTAAAGGTTGATCGGTCTCTATTAACTGATTCTTGTCGTGAATACATAATGGAACCTGAAAGCCGGGACGAACTACACGCTCTCTTACCGGTATACGTCAGAAGTTGTGGGACAATCGTGGACGTGAAGGAAATCTTTGAGGTGAAAATTAAGGAGGCCAAATAATGCAAACACAATTCGAAAGCGACCGTGAGGAATACGACAATGACATCTGGTATCGCCTACGGGAGAGGTTCCAGGATGAACTGACGCCGGGCAATCTGGAAGAGCAGGAAAAAGCCAAACAACCGGAGGTACTTAAATGAAAACAGCAATCATCATCGGGATCATGTTGGCGACGACGTGGGGGTGGGGAGGGCCGGATATTATCCATATGGACATTCGACCGATCAATCCGATTAAAGGGCAATTATATAAGTTCGGACAAGACCCCAACACTCACGCGTATATGGGCGGGGGGTGTTGGAATTCAACAACGATGCACTGGGGAGAAGATGTCCCGGTGGACGGCGAATTTGCGGGTGAAATATGAATACAATATGGCAATCAGATGATGGGCGAGTGCAAATTTATTGCGGGGATTGCGTGACCGTCATGCCGACTATGCCGGAGAACAGCGTGGACAGCATCGTGACCGATCCTCCGTATGGGTTAGGGTTTATGGGGCTGGATTGGGATCATGGTGTTTCCGGTAAGCATTTCTGGCAAGAAGCCATACGAGTCGCTAAGCCGGGGGCGTACCTGCTGGCGTTTGGTGGAACACGCACGTTTCATCGGCTGGCATGTGCGCTTGAGGACGCAGGATGGGAGATACGGGATACGGTAATGTGGGTATATGGGAGCGGGTTCCCTAAATCGCATGACGTGAGCAAGGGGATTGATAAGATGAAAGGGGCAGAGCGTGAGGTTGTGGGGATAGATAAATCTGCCGTCCGGGTTAATTCTGAAAGAAATCATAGAGATGGGCAAGTGGCCAATCTTGGATTAAAGGCAGAGGGCCCGGGTGTCATTACAGCACCCGCCACTCCCGAAGCGAAACAATGGTCAGGTTGGGGTACAGCACTCAAGCCAGCATGGGAGCCGATCATCGTGGCCCGTAAACCACTTGAAGGAACCGTGGCCGAGAACGTGCTGAAATACGGGCCGGGCGGGATTAACGTGGATGGGTGCAGGGTGGGGTATCAAAACGAATCTGATTTTAATAAAGCCGCTGTTGGGTTTTCAGATGATGGACACAAACAAGGCGAAGGATGGGGAACAAAAGCCGTTGGTGATTTGCGAAAACATCAAGGCCGCTTCCCCGCCAATCTCATCCACGATGGAAGCCAGATGGTGCTTGATTTGTTTCCGAATACGAAAAGCGGTAAGCCGAGTGGAGTACGAAATACGGAGGGTGGATATGGGGGAAAATACGGAAGCATACCCGTTTCTGGTATTGGCGACTCCGGCTCTGCCGCCCGATTCTTTTATTGTGCGAAGGCGTCGAAGAGCGAACGGAACGCGGGGTTGGAGGGGTTTGAGGAAAAGGAACTAAAAGCATACGGTTACTTCAAAGGAACCGATGAACATTCCCCAAAACAGAACATCAAAAGCAAAAATCACCATCCCACCGTCAAGCCTGTTACCCTTATGCGGTATCTCTGCCGCCTCGTCACGCCGCCCCAAGGTGTTATCCTTGACCCGTTCATGGGTAGTGGCTCAACGGGCAAGGCGGCGGTACTGGAAGGGTTCAGGTTTATCGGGATTGATAGTGAAGCGGAGTATTGCGAGATTGCCAAAGGTCGAATAACGGAAAGGGACAGGCGATGAGCGATAAAAAGTGTTGTGGGAATTGTGGGCGGAATGAAGTCGATGGTTGGGAACGACTTTCTCAGTGTGGCCGGGGCATTGTATGTAAAGGCTGGCGACGCAACTCCGATATGTGGCTGGATATTTTGCCGGAGGTAGAACAATATACATGGCGAGATAGCACGGGTTTTTGGTGGAGAATAAACCCACAAGCCACAGCCTTTTTCTATCGAGCTGAGTATTTAAAACAATCTAATCTTTCAACATGGGGCGGCGGTCAATGGCAAGGCCCAATCAAACCGAACTGAAAGGAAAACAATATGAACCCATGCAAATGCAAAAACTATGAGCCGGTTGAAGTCCGTACGAGTTGTGGGGGGTGTGAATACGAGAGCGGGGGTAGGGGTGTTTGTCTTGGCTGTGATGCTTGTGACCACTGGACTCCCAAGCGACCGGAACCCA